CGCACGCGGACAATCGGGCCTGAGTCGGACATTTCCACATCCAGTCGGCTGGTGATATGCGGCACCAGAATACGCGCCGCGCCAGGCAGCGCGATGTCTGCCGCCAACTGCTCCGCGCTTTGCTCAACGGTCAGCTTGCGAAGCATTGCCGCGTGCCTGTCCACAGACTTTTTCCACTCCGCTTCCTTGGCCTCCATCTTCTCCTTCCATGCACGCTCAACCGCCTCCACGTCGCCCGACTTCTTCGCGGCCTCCGCCTCGGCTGCAGCCTTCTCGGCCTCGCGCTCCTTCAGGTGCTTTTCCGCTTCGGCGTGCTTGCGCTTGTAGCGGTTCAGCTCATCGGTGATAGCAGCCATCTGCTCCTTCATCTTGCTCACTTCGTCATTGTCTTCGGCCATACTTCCCCCTTACAGGTTTGCCCGGTCGAACGCGACCGGCTCAAGGTTGCGCATCTGATCTAGAGTCAACGGCTCAAACGTTTTTCCTACTGACAGCTCGGAGAAACGCTCCGCGCTCAGCCCGCCGTTACGCAGCAGGCGACCGCGCGCCGGACCGATAGCGGAGTCTTGGAACGCTGCGGGCTGTCGTCTCAGCCACGCGTAATAGGTCGATTCACCCGATACAGAGCCAACGCCGCCCGCATTGCGTGCCGCGCGCGTTCTTCCCTCAGAGAGGGCCCTATACTCCCGGGCCAACACTGCAACGGTCGTGCTCCGGCAGTTCGGGTGTGCAGGTGGGCGCGGGCCCTTATCGAGCGCGAACTCGCGACCGTCCAGCGACCTGCATGTCGTTGACGTGCGGTTGTCCAGCGTGGACACCCAACGCACGCCCTCCACTACCGAGGCGTTCTCGCGCCATACCTGCTCACGGGCTTGAACTGCCGCATGTTGCAGCGATGTCCGCGCGACGGTCTCAGCTATGCGCTTGACATAGGCCATAGCGCCGTCCTGGAAGCCGTTGGCCCGTGTGCCTCGCACCGCTTGGAGTATCTGCCCAGTCGTCTGCCCCTGTGCGTACCCGCTGCGGATTGCGCCTGTAACGCGCTCTATGCTTGTTTGCGTCATGCGTTCGAAGAACGGCTCAAGCAGAAGCCCGCCTGAAGGCCCAGTCGCCGTCATTGGGTTGGAGAAAACGGCGGACACCAGTTGACTCTCGGAGGGCAACGCGAACTCCACGCCATCCAGCAATGAGGACAACGCGCGCCGCTCGAACCCCGCCTCATAGGTCGCCAAGTCCGCCACCTGCCTCGCCCATACCTCACGGTAATCCGCCAGCCCCTCGGCCATGAGTCCACGGACCAACCCGAGCAGACGCTCTAGGCGGCGCGTCGTGTATTCCGTCAAGTCCTTCCCCGCAAGCCGCGCCCTAATATCCCGATCAATGTAGCGGATGAACGCATCAACGCTTTTTGCGTCGCCCGACTTGAGCCGTTCTATATGCACGGCATGGCGCGTGGCCACGTCGATTAACATTAATCGGAATCCATGTCTGGCATCCTCACCGGGGCAAGCTCATCCGAGAACTCCTCTAGCTCTTTCTCTGGGCTGACGATCCTGTGCCGCTTCATCCAGTCGAGGTAATCGGACATCGGCACCGCGCCCTGAAGGAATCCGGCGATAATGGCTTGTAACTCCTGCGCGTTCGCATGGGGGTTCACAAAGTCGTCATTGATCACCAAAGCCGCGTCCTCCGGCGCCGCCATATAGCGCGCGGCAAAACGTAGCGCGGTGGAGTACCCCGCAGAGACGTTCTGCACCACTGCAGCGAGCACCGAATGCGCTACGCGCTGCTCCGCCGCCGACTCTTGCGCCGTCTTCGCTGTGCCGTTCGGCTGGATGAAACGCGCGCCGAGTCCGATCATAAGTTCAAGCTTGTCGCGCATCGCCTCGCGCACCAGCAAGTTAGGCGGAGCTGCAGCAAAAGCGAATGTCTCCCCCTCCGGCACGCCGAGCAGGCTTCTCGATCCTACGTACATGTTTTTCTTTTGCAGCATCTCGACATGATCCTCGGTGATGCCGCTCATCCACGGCTGCGCCTGCCCGCAGTACCACACCGAGTCCTCGTAATCTGCGCTATTGCGGTAGTGCGCCACGTTGACCCGGCAGAGGTCGTGCATGGGCGCATCGTCCACGTCATAGGCGTTGTTGTTGCTTCCGAGGAAGACCAACGGAATCTCTGACCACCGCTGTCCTGCGCCATCGGTAGGAAACGCCTCAGACAAAAGCACATACTTACCGAGGTCGTCCTTTACCCACGCCCGGTCCACCAGAGCCCCATCCTGCAGCGCCAGCTCGCGCAACGCTGGACGGGACTTTCCGCCGTACTCATCCCCGCTGTCCTCCTTGCGATCACTGATTACCACCCGGCTAAGCATATGCCTCGACCCGACGCGCTGCGTCCGCCAGTTGATCACATCACCGGCGCCGAGCAGGCTAACCGTCGCGTACACCCTGCGCGACTCGATGTCTGCCCTGCTCACTGCGCCGTCCGTCTCTGGAAACGACGCGACCAGGGCGGCCCGCCCGTTCTTTAGAACTTCCTCGGTCGCCTCCTTGGCTTGCTGGACCAGCCCGACGCCAGAGCCGTCCACATCCTCGTGGATATAATCCATCGTGGGCGGAACGTCCACCTTCGGCGGACGGTCGAATGCCATCCCGACGAGCCCCCGCAGGGTGTACCCAGCGACCCCGTAGAATACGGCGCGTGCAATGTATTGCTTGTTGCGCGCCTCGTTCTCGGATGACTTGTCATGTGGGTTCATCGGCAACAGGTAGCGCTCAACGCCCTTCCCTGCGCAGATGTCGTTGACCATTGTCCATATTGGCGCGTTCTCGACGTACTGCGGATGCTGAGAATCTATCGGCATTCCTACCCCCCCCCTACATTGCGCTTGTGATCCCGGTGGCGAACACCGGGCGTCTAATTGGCATCTCATACGCGATAGGGTATCCCGTCGCGTCGTTCTGGTGATCGTGTCCGGTGGACTTATCCGGCTCCCCGTTCTTGTCGTAGCTTTGTTGTTCCAGCGAGCGCACTACGTCGGGGCATTTCTCAGCGTTAACCCACAGGTCGCGGCGGTCGAGCGCAGCGTTGACGGCCATGACACGGTCCTTGATGGGCGGGTTCTTCGACCGCGCCCTCACCACGTAACCAGCTTGGCGCAGTAGCGCTATATCAGAGACGCTTGCGTTGACGGTCTTCCGGCTCCCGCCGCTGGCGTCAGGATAGATCGTTATTTTGTGCCCATCGTATCGCTCACCCAAGACACCGATAAGGGCGGGCGTATCGTATATGCCGATGAGCTGGTCAACCGCATGCCATCCGCTCTCACGGCGGACGAAAACCGTAGACGACATCGCGCCCACGTTGAAGTCCTGCCCAATGTAGAGCGGCTCGCCTGGCTGGATCGTCTCACTACTCCCGCACCGTGCGCGGTTATAGCTGACATACACAAGGCCGCTCGTTAGGTTCACGAAACGCCCCTCGATATACGCCTCGACCCGCTCAGCCGGGTACGTCTCTCTCAGGCCGTCTATGTAGTCGTCCGGCAGAAAGGGGTTACTGTACGTAGGCGCCACAACCATCTGATAGCTGTCCGACTTACCCAGCACCCAGCGCTCATAGCAGAATCGGAAGCCCTCCGGCGTCGTGTACGCGCTCGCCTGATTCCTGTTCCCAGCCCCAATACGCTGCCTGTTGCGTGCGATCACCTGCCCCCACACATCACGCGCTCGCTGAGTCGGCAGCGTGTCCAGCTCGTCCACATGCGCGCTGAACGTCTCATACCCGACGATACGCGCGGGGTTGTCCATTGTACGCAGCAGGAAATCGCCGAACCCCGGCGCGCTGGTATAGATCACGTTTTCCGCCTTGTTGTGCCGGTGAGCGATCCCGTGCTCACTGAGTTTCGCCGTGAGCCTGGCGGCAGTGATCATACGGACAAGATCATAAGTCGGTGCGTAGCACCCAATCACGGCGCGCGGTGACTTGCATGCGTCAAGCATGGCGGCGGCGGCCATCGCCTCGGATTTGCCAGAGCCGAAGCCGCCGCAGAATAGACGATACTTCGCACCGAGACCGATGAACTGCGCCTGCGGCCTGGTCATAGAGAACCTAAGTTCCATCGACGATTTCCACCACCACCTTCCTCACCGGGCCTGCCTCCTCCTGGTCCATGCGCTCCCCATCCTTCGGCCCGCTCCATCGCATCTGGACCTTAGTCCACCAGATCATGGCGGTGGTATCCCCGCCCATTGCCTTCTGATAGAGCGTCCGCCCGACGCCTGCATTGGATTTCGCGCGCCCGCGCTTAAGCTCATCCGCATAGTGCTTACGCAGAGTCGTATCGTGCATGTCCATGATTGACGCGACGTTATCCTGCGAGAGGCCGTAACCGGCGAGCTCCTCAACCTTCCTCCTTGTCGCCGCTGTCGGCTTGTGCGCCGGGCGGCCCCTTCCTCTTTTTTCTTTCGTCGGAGTATTGCTCACAGAAGCCCCCTCTCTCGGAGCTCCTGGCAGTCGATGCACAGGTCTACCCCTGGCCCTTGGCGACCCTGCGGTATCTCGTCCGCGCACTCCTGGCATTCTTGATACACCGCCCCACACTTGCGCGCGGCCTCAATCACCCGGGCGAGCGCGGCCTCGCGCTCCTGCTCCTCTCTGATCTGCGCTCTATCAGCTGCGTCCACTATTGCCACCCCACGAATTCAACACGTGCGCCAGGCTCCAGGCCGTCTCGGGCCCTGACCATGCGCGCATGCTCTGATCGGTAGTGCTCCGCGATCTCTGCCTCCTGCGCCTTGGTGATCTTGACGGGGGCGCGCTTCAGCTCCTCCAGACGCTGCAAGACTCCAGGCCCCAGCGTCTTGCTGCACCAGTACGCCCAATCGAGCGGCTCGTCTGTCATGAGCATATGGCATCCTCGGCACAGACACACGGCGTTGTCAGGGTGCCACCTGAGCACCCTATGTCTGCGGCTGTGGACGTGTGCGCAGTCCATGAGCTTGAATTGCTGGCCGCATATCTCGCACGACCACCCCGCACGCTCGCG